CACCAGCCCTTAGATAGATACATCAAGGATGCTATGGATTCGGGCTACACGCTCTACCCTTGGCTACGCAAACCAAAAGCCAACAAGTTCCCCCAAGTAGAAATGTTTGGATTGAAAGGATTGAAAAATCCTCTCCCTTCTTCGGCACAAAGGACTCTCTTCTAATCGTGATTCCAACATGTGTCCTTGCCAAACATACGGATCTGGCGACAACGGTTTCCTTGAGCATTGGTGCCTATACACATGTATTGGGTATCGTTTGTTGCGGCTATGTCCCTTCTACACTTGGCGCATAGAGGGCGATAGCCTTTCTTTCCCATACTGGTTGGGTTGCTCGAAAACCGGCCATCGCACCTCCCACAAACAATGCGTGCCATACCTATTCCTCTTCGGTGGTATGCCACGAAACATCAGCATACGCTTTTTTTCCTGTCTTGGTGTCAAGGAAGCGAACTCGCCTCTCCTTTCTCACCTTAATGAATAGATCGTGACTTAACCTTGCATCCTCAATAGCCCAGCGAGCAACCTTGATGTGCTGACCTTTGACCCAAGACATGGTTTTGCGTAGTCGGGAAATGATTTCGATGGGTAGTGTTCTCACGCCATTCCATCGAGCGAGGTCATACAAGTCGAATCTCTTACCTTCGTTTTGAAGGACAGGGGCACTTACCTTCTTTACCTCTCTCAAGAGGTCAAATGCACCCTTACGGAACTCACCGTGCAAGTTATGGCCCACTAAGTCTGTCAAAGACGACCAATCAAAAGACGCCAGATCCCTCATTTCGCAATTGAGACTTTTCTCACTCATGGATATGTCGGTATAGACAATGGGTTTCTTTCCATCCCATGTGGCAATCAGTATGATGTCCATGTCACTACGCCAGCCTTCCTCAAAGTTCGTGTCGAACATCACAGCAACGCCTTTCATATTAGCCACCCCATGAGAAGGAAACATAATTCCTACCGCCCTTTCCTTGCTTGACGATTTCCACCGAACCGCCCTTTGTCAAGGCATTGAAGCGTCGTTGGGCTGTGATGTCAGCCACCGATTGCTGGGCGGCATATACCTTGAGTAGTTCGGATTGCATAACACGCTCAATACCGTCCTTCTCGCTGGTATATCGCTTGCACATGGTCTGTGCCTTAGACCACGAAGCACGCTCGGCTGTGACCTTTTTCTTATCCTTGACAGATTCCTTCTGTTCAAGCCAAATGGTGAGGTTATGGAGATTGTCGAAAATGATTTCGCTTGCCATCATCACATGATCCTCGGTGATTTCTGTTTCCTGCATGAGAACAGCGATTAGGTTTGAGAAAATCATAGTGTAGTTCTCAATGTTGGGTAGGAACGACAGGGCTGTTTCACGCACCGCTTCACTGGCTATGTTGTTCACCAGCCCGTAGTAGTCATCAACGGCGTTAAGGATGGCAGGATGATACCCTGCTGATACCGTGAAAATGTCGTGTGCGTGGCGCATAGCGGCTTGTTCCCTCTCCCCTTCGGGAATACGGTTCCACACTTCGTCACGCTCTATACGGCGTTCCTCTATCTCCCCTTCGGCGTTACGGATTTCAACGGTTTCCCATGTAATGCCCATAGCGTCAAAGAGTCGGTTCTTCATCACATCGACACAGCCTGTTATGTATTCAGCGAGAATGTCGTAATCCATGATATTTTCATTTGTTTGCACATACGCCCCTGCAACACGGTGTTCGCTGGTGGTTTGGCGTTGTTCCGCCGTAATGTCGTTTTGGAATAAGAATACACGCTGGAAGAAACCCTTGTCTAAGACATGCGCCATGATGTCTTTAGGAGGATAGGTAGTCATCCATAGGGAAACACCCGATGGAGTCCTTACATCGCCTCCTACAAGGTGCTTAACGAGGACATTGGTTCGTGAGCCGAGTGGTGCCATCGCTTGTTGGAGGTATAGGATTTTGTCGGAGAAGTGTGACTTTGAGTCATTGAGTAGTATTGACGCCTCGTCAAAGAGAAGCGTCTTGTAGCCGTTTAGAAGGCCGGGAACGGTTATGTGGTTGGTTTCACCCGTTGGACGCCCGTTGTCGTCCATTACAGGCTCGGACAGGACTGTTCCGATGAGTTTAGCATCCGAACCAGCAGTGAAGGTGTCGCTCTCGACATTACATGCCTCAAGCAAGCGGTCGGTGAACTCCCATGCGATTGACTTTCCAGTCCTTGATTGTTGGATCCAGTATGTGTGAACCCGACAGTCGATGTAAGTGCCGTGAATAGGTATTCGCATGAACGGGGCACATAACTGACCCATGACGAAAAAGAACGACAACAGACCAGCATATTCATTGAAGAAAGAAACGGTATTGAACCGTTCAATATAACCACGAATGAATTGTGAACCTTCATGGTCGCTATTCACGACCATATAGTCGTCCCACTGCCTTTGTTGCGCCATTAAGTTGTTCATGTCGCTGTTTATTGATACTGTCATGGTTCTCTCTCCGTTGGAATTGTGCCTATCGCTATCCCCTATATCAACACTTAGGCATTGGTGATTTTAATTCTCTCTTTCACCACAGGGGACTCACTATTTAATGCCTCTACGATGCCCTTAGCACGCACTTTTCCGATCCCTTCAAGTTTCATAAGTTCGTTTGCACTTGCGCCAGCAATTTCAGTAATAGAGCCGAATGACTTTAGCAAACGCTTGGCGATTGCCTCACTACATCCTAAACCCCTAAGAGCATCAATACGCATGTCTTCGCTCGATGTGCGGCGCAGTGTGCGATATGTGCTGATACTACCCAGCGTGCCATCCTTCTCACATCTCTTCACGATCCAGTAGGCGGCGGCGGAGGGTGTAGGGAATTGCATAACTGTCAAATCAAAATCCACATCAAGGCGAGCCAAGGAACCTAAGAATTGGGCCTGTATGCGAGCGAAGGGGGTTCTGTTGCCTCTTCGCTTCAAACGAGCCACATAGGCGTCCAGTTTGCCATGAATGACGAGGATGTTACGGTTGTAGTTCTCGTCCATGTTTTCCAATTGGTGGGCAAGGTGCCCGCTTTGGAGGGATTGCATGTAGTCATCAATGGTCTTGGCTTCTATGCCCAATTGACCGTAGCAGTAGTCTGTGATGAGATTTTGGTTCACTTCCCACTTGATACCGGCCTTATCAGCCTTCTCTTTAACAGCCGCTTCAAGACCAGATCGTTCCCGATTGTCGATATAGAGGATTTTTTCAACCATCTATTCCACCTTCATAATTTCGGGATATGTCTTTCGGAGACTCATAAAACAAGCATGACAAAGTGAGTGATTAGGATGCACTAACTTCACTCCCCTTGTGCATCCTCGGCACTTGTGTTTTTCTTTGTCATAATGAGTTCTTCCAGTCTTGCCCGGTTGAGAAGGTCGGTAACGAGCAGTGCCCATTTTGGGTCGGCGGTCATCGCCACTATTTGGCCTTGTTGGCATACCTCAAAGGCACCCTCCATTTCTTCGCTCACACGAAATCCCCAGTCGGGTTCGTCAATATCGAAATCAGCCCAAGTAAATTGGTTCTGCATGGCACGAACTTCGTCTACATCCTTTTCCATATTCTTTATTTTCGCTTGCATTTCTGCCACTTTTTTGGCTCGTATTTTTTCTATGTCTTCGCTCATTCAATCATCTCCGTTTGTTCCGCTTCACACCGTTTGCAGTGTATTTTACCCTCAAATTGAGGTTTATGGACTAATGGTTTTTTACATTTTATTCGGATCGGTTCCAATGGTAAGTGGACAAATACAGTAACCTCACACTTTTCATTACTACAAACGAAATTAGAAACAATGCCCTCGCCATCTAAGCCCCAGTCCTCGAAAGAATCGTCGCCTCCCCAAATGAGTTCTTCATTACAGTGCCAGCACTTCATTCCTCTTCACCTCGTTTGTCGGGGGTTTGTCCAACCATACATCGGACACATTTTCGGAAGCCACTTCGTGCTAAATTGTGGCACTTTCTATCTACACATATTCTTGCTGTTAATCTCATTGTTTTTCATCTCCGGTTTTCATTTTCCAATTGGAATGCTTTTTGGGTTTTATCAATTGAATAATCAATTTCTCAATTGAGAAAATCATATTCCACCACTCCTATCATAGAAGGGACAACGCCCGATGCAATACCCTTTTTCAAGCAGGGTTTTACACGAAGGTGTCTTGTAGTATTTGTCCACATTGTGGCTGATGTATGATTTTGTGATGTCGGCTTTGTAGTCCGACCATTGAAGATCCTCGATGAAAGCGACTATTGTCTCTTTTATGCTACGGTTGGTGACTGGTGACGAACGAGGGGGTCGGGCGAATGAACGGAGTCTGTCGCCCAAATACATGGCGAGATACACTCTCGCTTCGTGCGTTGGGTTGCTACCCTTCTCACAGGCGGCTGACGCCAAGCATGGGAGGACGGTGATGTTCCCGACCTTTTTCATGTCCACATCGACAGGATCTGCCTCAAATGGGGCGGCTGGGTCACGCTTCTTTGTTTTGATTTCCATACCTTGTTCGCCGTATGGAACCATACCACCGTGCGGTTCATCGGCCTTTGCTATGACTGATGCCCACCCATTATCAATGTCCTCCGTCGTTAGTGGCATACCCCACAGCCCACGCTTGAAATTGTATGTATTAGGAATGCGAATGTGACGGTCGGGTCGGAATGAAACCACTGGATCAAGTGTGGATAAGTCCCACTTCTTGACCCATGAGTCAATCATTTTGCGACCAGTGAGTAAGAAGTCACCGAGTTCAACAGAAGTAGGTGAGTATGTTTTGTCGAGGCTCACCCAAATATGGACACCGCCTCCGGTGAACCACATGGCGTGTCGCCAGCCGTTCGCCACAAGGTGCTGGTGCAGTGTAGAGACTTCTGTGAAGCACCTATCTCCCGCTTGGGCATATGAAACACCTTCTTTCATGGCTCGTTCATAGTCCATGTCGATGACGAAATGAGGGATCACAGCAGTATTGTATTCACCACGGTTCCCTTTCGTCTTCAATTGACGGAACCCATAGACGGTGGTGGTGAGGTCATCGGCACCGTTGGTGGCGGCTACATAGCGTTGGAGTTCCTCCATGTTATGCACTACCTTACGCTTACGCATATCCACTTCACGGGGGAAATGTCGGAACATGTGCGTCATAATAGTCACTCCAAATGTGTTTGATAGCGTGGACAGAACTCTTTGACAGCGCACCACGGGTCGCATATCGAGTATTGGCGGAAGGGAGGGATAAGAGGAAACATACTGATTTCCCCATCACCCTTGTATTTCTTGTGCATACGGACGAGGTTTTGCATATCAACCATCATCAAGCCCAGTTCTTTGACACGAACTGCCTCCACTAAGCGGAACATTTCAGCGTTTTCTGTGTCGGTGTCCTTCACCCCTTTCGTGTGATCCCAACCCCAGTGGGTAATTGGTGTCAAAGGCTCGGCCTTTCGCAACAACCACACATAGAATGCCATTTCCTTACGCATAGCCTCGTATTTGTATGGGGACTCTTTCCAAGCCCCTGTCTTGAGTTCGTGTATGTGAAGAGAGCCGTCGGGGTTGCTATATATTCGGTCAATGAACCCAACAAAGTGGATGCGCTGTGCCACACCATCAACGGTTATTTCGACAACAGTGTCCACCTCCTTTTCATTACCAGTCGGCAAGAAATTGTCGGGTTGGCTGTTGTTGAATCGCTCTACCTCCTTCACACGGTAGCGGTCAATATGCAAGTCTTCATCCAAATAGAAAGAATCCTGCCCCGAACGGATTTCCGATGAAGAAGGGAAACATTCACGGAAATAGCCATCTAGATCCTCCGATTCAGTAGCCTTCTCGATGTCCACCCTTTGATAGAAGCCTTCAACGGCGTCGTGGACATTGGTTCCTCGTAGCATGTTGTCGTTCTGTGGCTCCTTCATGCCTATAATCCGCTTGATTGCGTATTGTTGAGAGCAAAAGGTAGATTCTCCCAGTGACGATTTAGTCATACGGAGAATGATATTGTCGGGCATACCGGGGTGCCAATCGTAGCAAGAGAACAAATCCTCATGGTTTGCCACAGGGTATGGGCGAGGTGCTTTATGGGTTATCATTACCATAACTCCTTTGGTTTTGGTTCTTCTTCGGCCTTCACCCATTGAAAGGTTTCAAGGACTTTTTCATTTCCGGGGTCGTTAATTTCACAGGACATAGCGTCGTCGGCATGTAGTTCGCCTTCTTCGCCCCACATCTCAATGATGCCTTGTTGGTCGTCGTGATAGATACTCACAGCGTCACAGGAATTGCATTCAAACGGCCTTCGGCCCTTTGGAACAAAGCCGCCTTTGAACTTCTCTTCCATTTCAGCAAGACTGTCGTATTGATTGAAACCATGAACTGGATTTGAAACACGGCGACTCTCTTCATCCCATTCCTTTGCTTGCGCCCATAGATCCGGGTATTTTTTCCACAGGATATGCCACGAACCGACAGGTTGCTTGGGACAGTGAAAACAGCCCAAACGCTGGAAATTGACATAGAGAGGGTTCACCATCTCAAGGGCGTCAAGATATTTGAAAGCGTCTTCTTCTGTCCAGCCCCATTCGATAAGGGGATAGCGTATGCCATCCTCCTTTGCGGTCTTCGACACACGGCGTTTCTCATCAATGGCGATACCAACATACTTGATGTTGCATTCCTTTGTAGCCCTTTGGAGGGGGTATAATTTTGCTTCTCTTGCCCAGTAGCAAGGATAGACAATTAGAGGTGCCCCTCGCACATTACCCTCGTTCTTTCCTCTCGTCACCTTTCCATAGAACCAATCGTTCCATGACTTCTTTGAGAACACATGCTCGATATGTAGCCCTCTTTCGGGGTATTTCTCTTGAATGTATTTCTCCACATGCTTGATGTATTCGTAAAGTTCGGGGAACTCAAAACCAGTGTCAGCGAACACGATGCGATGCACCGGATAGTTCACTGGATCGTCCATCTCAAGCATTTTCAACAGCATGGCTGTTGAGTCTTTTCCGCCACTAAATGATACCATCGCTATGTCTTCTTTTTCTTCCATATTTTACCACCACTCTTGGGGGGTTGCCCCGTCGGCTGTCAGTTCTCGCCAGCCCATAGCCTCGAAAATGAGACTGACCGGAGCGATTATCTGTTTCTGTATAACCGTTGTGTAATCAATGTCAAGGGCTTCGAGTTCTTCATCTGTTCGGAACGCCTCGATCCCTCTTGTAGTATAGACATGGGGGACACCATCACCCTTCTCAAAGCGGTTGTCGGGGTTGCGGCGGTTGTAGTCTTTAGCGGCTCCTTGAAACCCACCTTGTTGTCCATATGATTCGGCCTTCTTACCGAGCCTAGATCTCATAACAAGAGACTCTCGCTTCACTAAAGTTCGCACAGCCCTTATCCAATTATTCATCATGTCCCTTATGTCTTCCTCCGTGGCATTTTCACGACATAGTGATTCAAAGGCTGTTTCTTGAATGTGTTTAGTGAGCCATGCGGCATTTGACTTCTTCATCTCAAAGCCAGTGCAGTGGAGTGCTTCTCTCGGCCAAGTGACCCAGCCAAAGTTTCTGTTCTTTTTGGCGGCAACCCATGACGACATCAGTTTCTCATATTCAACGACGAAACGCTCGGAGTCGAACTCCTTCTGTATCTTTCGTGTCAAAGCGTCGGCAATCTCTTCACCGTCGTCATCGCCAATTCCTATGTATGCACTGTCGGTGTGTCCTGCGAGTGGCTCGTAGCCCATCTCTTCGCACACATCCATGAGTCGTGAAACCAATGAACGCCCGACATAGGTGATAGTGGCGGCAACGGTTCTGTGTGCTTCACCATGACCTGTGTGTCCCATGAGGCCATAGACCGATGCGGCGGCTCTCTTGAATGCTAATTGTAGTGTGTTGAAGCCAGCATGTTCCGAAGTTCCTGCTTCGTGCTTCTTCATCTCGGCCTTAGCGGCGTTGCGAGCATCAGCAAGATCCATCTGCAATTGTGGCAATACCCCTATGCTCTCTTGACTCCAAAATGTCCCGTTGCCAACAGCACGGATATTCTCTCCCGCTTCGTGACGAAGCATTTCGGGACTGATATTGTCAGCACGCTGGATTTCAGCATACATGGCACGGTAATCGAAGACGGCTACATTGTTATGGCGGCCAGTCTTTGGCTCGGCCACGAAACCACCACCGTATGAATCTCCTTTTCCTTTGTTGTATAATCCTGTTGGCGAAGCCCACGAAGCCCTACGGCGTAGTAAGCCCCTTGCGAACCGACTTACGGTGAACACGGAACCAAATGAAACCCCACACACACGCTGTAAAGCCATGAAGAATCGGGTGACATGGTATTCCCTGTCGAGTCGATCAGTGAGTATAACATCGGCTCTATGGTATTTCAAGAAGTCATCGAAGTGATTCAACCATAGATCGTGGTGAGTAATCCCATTAGTGTCTATTTTCCACAGTTCGGGACTATCGGGGAATGCTACCTTTCCAACAGCACCAAGTCGGCGGTCGGACAATTGGCCGTTGCCACTGTCTCTCCACACACGCTCAAAGCCGTGGTTCCTGTCTGCCAAATCAACAGTCATTCGACCCGGTATTACTTGAGAACCATCCTCATAAACCCCACTTCGTGGGAGGTGGGTCATTGGCGGCGAACTGCTGACATCACTAAGAGGCGACATCCAATCGAAGCCAATGTAGTGGTGCTTGTAGCGTTCATACATTTTCGGCCAGTCGGCACGGTTGCCCGACCATGTAGTAATGAGGTCGGGATCCAGCGTTTTGAACGCATCGGCAAATGACAATAGCATCTCCCTCTCGGAACGAAATGCACCTAATCCTTCATGTGTCGGGTGCCAAGACCACTGTCGAACTACCTCACCGTCTGTGGTGAAGCCCATAGCGGTGAGTTCACCCTCTTCATTCCATTCAAGGTCAAAGCCACCAGCCCGAACCATGTTCGGAAACCAGTCGGGCATGTCCTTTGGATTGATATTGTCAATAGCAAAGCGGTCGGGAAAGTGAATGTCAGCCTCCCATGTTTCGTCGCAAAGGTCACGCATACCTTTCACAGAACTGGGTGATGGAGCAACAATAGAAAGTAGTTCACGGCCTTCGGGTAATTCCTCGGTCGGGAGAGATATACTGGTCTTCTCACCAGCATACCATCCACGGAAGCGTTCATCGAACATTTCCGTAATTCGTGACATGTCACTGTCGGCGGCGACATAGAAGTAAGGTCGGTAATCCGACACATAGTTCTCCATCACATTCCCGTCTTCATCACGGTAGCGAAGGTAGATCGATGGACATTCCTGTTCGTCTGTTTCGTAAGTGGCAATAATCATTGAGAACCCTCGGCTTCTTCTTGCCGGGGTGCAATAACTGTGTGCGTTCCAAAATCACCATCGGGTGATTCGTGGCGTATTAGCAGGGGGCTGTCGTTGCCTCCGTGCAAGTGGATTGTCCCATTTCCCGGCATAGCCTTGAGAGCATCCATAAGCCACTTTCCAAACCAATTTAGAGTAATGTCGTCTTCATCAGCGACACTGCTCTCTTGGGGTTCAAGTGTAGATTCCATGCGTATTTGATCACGCTTGACACTTAGTGTCAAACCAGCGACATTCGCTTCAAGGCAATAGAGCGCACCGCTTTGGATGGCCTTACCTGTATTGCGTAATTGCTGGAACTCCGATGAATCGAAGGCCATATGAAAACCAAAATTAGCCGAACCAAAAGCCATCCAATCGGATGCTTCACTTTCCTCAATCATGGCTACAACAGCCGAAACACCAGCCTGTGATGAAGCAGTGTTCACTGTTGGCATAGAGAACTTTGCATTAGAACCAATGACTTGGATCATGTTATCCTCACTTACCTGTAATTCCACTTCTTCGTTTCCTGCACCGCATTCGCTGATGAGGGATGTAAAGGTCTTCAATTGTCCCAGTGGTATTTCGCCTTCTACGAGGCATTCTTCGCCCTCACGGTAGTTTGTCCACCGTGTGATGAAGTAAGCCTTCTCAAGCGTTCCTGCCGCAACAAGACCCTCTTCCGTGACAGTGACGACTAAATCGTCCATGCCGTCGAAAGCCTTGAGGAAACCGAGCAGGTTGTGTTGAAGCATACGGAACCCACTCAAGAGTAATCCCTCCTTGAAGGGTTTAGTTCACTTGAATACTGTTGGGTCAATTGGTTCACCATCATTTCCTTTTGCATAGTAATATGATTCAATGCGTCTTCAACAGGGATCATGATAGCGTCGGGTAATTCGTCGCAAAGGATAGTAATAACCGTGTGTTCGCTCACGGAGAAAATACCTTCGTCGTTCTTGACTACCCAAAAGGATGAGAACGGGCCAGTGGCAATAACCCACTCGCCTGTCACCGTCTTGGTTTCCTTACCACCTATGGTATAGTTAATCGTCATTTGCACCATCATTCATCGCCTCCTGTCACTGTGAAGTCGCCTTCTTTAATACCCGGCCATCCGTGCCAAACGCCACCGTCGTCGTTTCGCTCAAAGAGCATAACACGACCCGACGATTGGAGAGAAGTTCGATCTGCAACGATGACAGCGTAGCCACGGACAACGCCCGTCATTTCGCCACTCTCGTTGCGTTCCTCTTCGAGTTCAGTATAGATAACTTGTTGAAGGTGTCCTTCGGTGTCCTTAAGCCACTTCGGTGTGTCCTGTCCTGCAAGTTCGTTTCCGTTCTTGTCATAACCCGGTTTCATGTGAGTAATGATGTAGCAGTGGACTCCACCACGACATAGTTCACGCATGGCAACCATAGCAGTTTGATAGCGAGTAGCACGGATGTTCCAATTGAAGCGACCAATTTGCGTGGTTGTCTTCTTACCGGAAACAGCGATACCATCGACACCCAGATCCAAGTCATCTACCTTCATACAGGTTTCAGTGATATGTAGCCAATGGTCTGCTCCATCGAACACCACAGTCTTTAGGTATGGTTTAGGCATTTTGCCATGTTCAGCGAAGTATTCAGCCTGTGCTTCCATTTGGGATTTAGCAGTTTTGAGAATATCAATGGTCTGTTGGAATGTAGCAGGGAAGTCATAAGGAACACGACTCTCACCGTAATTGAAGACCCAAGGGTTGAGGATAACCATGTTTTCGGCCTTATCCGAATGGTGAGCCGCCTTTGTTGTCTCTCCACCAAGATCGAAATCAATGTGCCAAATCTCGGCACCGGCTTTCACTTCTTGTGGGGTGAGGCTGTCAAGCACCATACCAGTCTTTCCTGTCTTTGGATGTCCAGCGATTCCGCACATGACGAATGCCTGTGGGGTATTCATCGGTTGGCGAGCATTAGCAATCATGGTAGCGATTGTTGGATTGACCCGTGATAGGTGACTCTCCGTATGGGCACGATTCACCTTGTTGTTGTTTGGCTTACTCTTCACCTTTGGTGGTGAAGGAGAAGGCTCATCGACAGGTGGTTCCTCGTCGAGCGATTGTTCGTGTTCAACGGAGGGAGTGTCGGGAGGAATGAATTGTTCTCTTTCCTCTTTCGTGGCAGGGCGTGGTGCCGCCGCCGCCTTCTTCGATCCAGCCGTCTTGGTTGGTGGTTCGTAGTTTCCTTTCTTTTCCTTAAAGCCGTCCAAAAATCCTGTTCCTGCCATCATTCATCACCTCCGACACCGAAGCCATTGAGGTTGCCAAGATCGTTACTTGACTCGCTCGGCTTGCGTGCTGGAATAGACTTGTGTGGAACTGCATAGATACCGTGTGCTTGAACCTTGACGACTTCATCGCCGTCTTGGTTGGTATAGGACTCGGTTCGACCGACGACCCAAACACGGGAACCCTTTGCGTATGGTAGCCATTCGCCGCCCTTGAGAACGGAGAGAGCATTATGAGCCTCCTTCACTTGTCCGGCAACGCCAATACCAATGCGAGCATTTGGATCTTCACGGCGAAGAACCTGTGTGCTGATGGATAGCCAGTAGTCACGGCCTGTGGTGTCCCACTGGGACTCACGGCCTTCATGGTTAATGTCCATGACACCACCAACAATACAGACCATAGGGCCATCATAGCGTTGAATACCGTTGCGGTCAGTGTATGACTCACGGCGGTTGTCGAGATGGTGAGAGAGCAAATCCTTCAAATTAACAGCACAGTCACCAGTAGTAGTGAGGTATTGTTCGGGATTGAACAGGCCAACACATGTGTCTCGCTTCTTACCTTCGGGAACCCAGTCAAGACCATAGGTGGACTTTGTGTTGCTCACCGATAGAGTAGGGCCAGCACCGTTGTAGCCTTCTGCATCGAACTTTCCTTTGATGGAAATTGGTTGCCAAAGGTTCCAGTCGTGTGTAGCACCTTCAAAAGCACCTTCAACAGTAATCATAATCGGGCCTTCGTCAAGGAACTTGTCCTTGGCGTTGCCGTGGAAAGCCCAAAGAGACTTCATAGCGGTAGCACGCTGTGGAGTGTTGTCACCCTTGAGCATACAGATCGATAGTTTCTCGTTGAGAGGAATAACCCAGTCGGGTGATGAGTCGGATGTGTCCTTTGACACAAATGTCCCACTACCGTGTTCGGCTCGCCATACGCCTTCGGAGGTGTAAGCACGGCCAATACCGACTTTGTTACCGTTGTAATTGAATCCGTTTTTGATAGCACCTGTAAGGTCGGAAGTAGCGAAGTCGATAGCCGACTCACGCTTGCGCTTCATCAAGTCAAAGCGTCGGTCGAAGCCGATGAACATACCAACCCACTCTTCGCCAGATCCGCCGCCGCCACCGCCACTTGGGCGATTAGCACATACATACATGTCAGCAAAGTCGTTAAAATCATCAGCATCCAAGCCCTGTGCTGAATTACCAGCCAGTTCCCACATGTCGGTGAAGGTTTCGTTCATCCACGCACCAAAAGAGGCTAATGCCTCTTCTACCCCTATTCCAAGTATTTTAGCCGCTTCGCTTATGCAATCATTTCCAATTTGTCTTTCGCTCATATATTTCACCCTCTTTGTTCATAATCCCCAATCATAGCATGGAGGAATAGGAGATCGCTCGCTGTCCAGTCGGGGCTTCTTGCCGCCCACTGTCCGAGGATCATGAGATGCTTACATGCAACCAAGTAAGTTATCTCATTGTCTTTGTAATTTTGAAGGATGGCTTCATGCAATCCTTCTATGCACTCGTCACGGTTTATGCCGAGAGTATTGATGAGTTCGGAGGCAACGGTAATTGTCGCCTCGGTAGTAAGCATATCCGTATAAAGTGCGAAAATAGGCGACATATCAACGGCTATGAGACGAAGTAGTGCGTCGGGGTCTTCGGGATTGCATGTTTGCATAGCCTTCAAACAAGCACGCATATCGCCTTTGTATTTTGCGACGAACTGCTGGACATTCTCACTCCACTGTGTAGGAAATCCTTCTTCCTCTATTATACGGACAATGAAACCAACGGCGTCATCATCCCCAAGAGGGCTGAATGAGTATGCTGGTAGTCTTGAACGGAGAGCAGGTATAATGCGACCAATACGGTTGCATGTGAGAATCCAAAGGACATGTGAACCAGTCTGTTCGATCAATTGGCGCATGGCGTCTTGAGCGTCCTTGGTGAGTCCGTCGGCTTCATCCAGCACTATCACTTTGAAATCGTGGCCTACTGCCTTCTGTTCAGCCAAAGGCTTGAGGCGGGTTCTTACGAACTGTATGCCTCTCTCGTCGGAGGCGTTGAACTCATGGAAATTGTTATCGAAACCAGATCCGAGCATATCC